ATTACGCAAAAAATAGATCTTCATCTCATAGAGAAAATTTATCTAAGTCTACAAAAGGAAAGAAACTATCTTTAGAGACCAAGAAAAAAATATCAAATAGTCAAAAAGGAATCAGTAAATTGGGCAATGCTAAATCAATAAATCAATTTGATAAAAATGGAAAATTTATTAGAACATTTTCTTCTGTTGTAGAGGCATCAAAACATATAGGTGTACACTCGTCTTCTATATCTAATGTCGCAAGGGGAATATCTAAAACAAGCGCAGGTTTTATTTGGAAATATTAATATTAAAATAATGAAAAAAAGTAAAAGTATACTACAAGAAGCTCATGATATAGTTTTTGAAAGAGCCGCTGAAAAGACTCGCCAGTACGGCGAGTTCATAGACGGTATGGAACAGACTGCTAGAATAGCATCAGAAATGTCAAGAAAACAGATAACTACGCAGGACGCATATAATGTATTAATTGCATTAAAATTGTCTAGAGCTTCATGGAATTATAAGCAGGATAATTATCTCGACGCCGTGGCCTATATGGCATCACTGGATCAATATTTAAGTACAAAGACTAAAAATGAACAGAATGAACATTCAGAAGACAAGAAACGTAAAAACACCAAGTAGAGGTACAAGCTTATCAGCTGGTTTAGACTTTTACGTACCAGAAGATTTTCAAGAAACTACTCTTCACTCAGGAGAATCAGTTTTAATTCCTTCAGGCATTAGAGCACACGTTCCATCAGGTTATGCACTAATCGCGTTTAACAAATCAGGAGTTGCAACAAAACAAAATTTATCAGTAGGAGCTTGCGTAGTAGACGAAGACTACGAAGGAGAAATTCATTTACATTTAATCAATGTAGGAAGATCTCATACGACTATTAAACCAGGACAAAAGCTAACACAGTTTATTTTGATTCCTGTAAGTTACATGGATGTACACGTATTAGAAGAGTTACCAGACAGAAACACAGAGCGTGGAGCTGGTGGATTTGGATCAACAGGTTTATAATGGAAAAACAAATAAAATAAATAAACAGTTATGAAAGTAAAAGAATTAATTGAAGCACTACAAAAAGTAGATAATCAAGATGCAATAGCAGTTTTTACTGATGGAGAAATGCATGAATGGGAAATTGATATAAAAGAACCACTCAAAGTAACAGAATCACATGATAATAGGAAAATACCTGTTGTAGATTTGGCTAGTTAAAAACAAATAACTTATGAGTAAACAACTAAAGTTAGATGCAGTATTTATCAACATTGCAAAAGAAGTAGGCACTTTATCGCACTGCACCAGATCAAAAGTAGGTGCAGTGTTGGTGAAGGAAGGTAACGTAATAAGTTTTGGGTATAATGGCACACCGGCTGGAATGGACAACGGTTGCGAAGAAAACAATGTCACCAAAGAAGAAGTTATCCACGCTGAAATGAACTCGATTTTAAAAGCGGCAAAATCAGGTAACTCAGTAGCGGGCAGTACTTTGTACTTAACACTTAGTCCATGTAAAGAGTGCTCGAAACTTATTTTACAATCGGGTGTTAAAAAAGTTGTATATTTGAATACATATAGAAATTTAGACGGTATACAATTTTTATCACAGTTTATAGAAGTAGAAAAATATGATATATAAAAACGCCACAGACGCATTCGAATTACTATTTAGCGATATTAACGCCAACGGAGAATCATTCGCAGGTACTAAAGCCAAGTTCAACGTTTCATTTACACTAATGGATCCTAGCGATAAAGTAATCACTACACCAGAACGTAAATTCAATGCTGACTATGCAAATTTTGAATTTGATTGGTATCTTAAAGGCGATCGTGATGCAACTGAAATAGCTGAACGCGCTAAGATATGGAAACAAATGATGGTTCCTGGTACCTCTAACGTAGTTTCAAATTATGGATATTTTTGGAACTACAACGATCAATTAAATAGAACTATTAAAGAAATAAAAAATAACAAAGAAACAAGACGGGCTATAATAGTACATTATAATTTAGATGAATTAGATTTATATAAGTACGATACGCCTTGTAATGTTGCTCTTAATTTTTACATAAAAGACGATAAGCTACATCTAACAGTATTCGCAAGATCTATCGATTTAGTTTTTGGTTTCTGTAACGATCAGTATACATTTGCCAAGCTTATGGAGATGGTAGCGTTTCAGTTAGATATTCCAGTAGGAGAAATGCATTGGATGGTAACTAACTTACACATCTATCCAAGACATTACGACATGTTAAAATAAAAGTTATGATAGCAACAAAATTAGCACGAGAGTTTTTAGAAGAACAACTATCCAAGTTAGTTCCAAAAAAGTACAGTCAATTTGTGTGGTGGAGACGCTACGAAGTTAGACAGACTTTATCAGAAAAGGCTCCTTTGTACGATAAGATAGTTAATGGTGACTATGAGCACTCGGATTATTATTATCAAGCAGAAATGGAGAATTATCTTCTACAAGACAGAATTAAAGACATAAGATTCTACGAGGATCAGTTAGAGCACAGAAGTTTATTCGGAGCCAGATGGAAAAGATTGATGGACGATTATGCTAAAGACGAGAAAGAAATCTTAAGAAAGATGAAGAAGGACTTCAAAGCAACATTTGGTATATCTGGTGATGAATTAGAGCTGATTATGGAAGACTTCGATGGCACTACATTAGATTTATACACCCACGTAAAGCAGCTGACCAGAGAGCGCAGAATGAAAAACTTACAATTAATATGAGCATACAATACACAATATACAAAATAAAAGAAGTGCTAACGAGAGGTATACCAACTTTTTTTAAGAACATTTGGAAATTTAGAAAAGAGCTATACAGCCACGATTGGTGGGATTACACTTTTACCCTAGAAATATTTTATCGTTCTTTGGTTATTATGGAAGAGGGTATGAGTAAGAAAGGGTTGGAAGTAGCAGAAACTAGAAACGTGAAGCTAAAACAAATACGTAGAGCAATAGAGTTACTTAAACACAAATTGGATAGCGATTACGTAGAGAGAGTGGAAGCTGAATTAGGTCCAATAAACTATACAAATTTTTTAGACGAAAAAAACTGGAAAAAATTAGAAGGCGGAAATTACGAGTTCATAGACACAGATACACCAGAAGAAAGGAAACACAGTAGAAAAGTATTCAAGCGCGCACATAAATTAGAGCAAGAAGAGTGGAAAGAATTATGGACCATTATTAGAGGAAGCAAATTTACTACTTGGGAAAAATTCGATGGAACTGATCTTAGAAATTGGTGGGATTAAAATAAACAATATGCAATATATCAAACAAATTTTAACTGTGTTTAGTGTAGGATTAATTCTATTCACTATGTACACTCAGAACGATAAAATCACTGAGCTCAAAACCACAGTGTTAAAACAAGAAAAATTAGTAGACAGTTTACAAAACGATTTATTCTTATCTAAAATGATGAATGGAAGATACGAATTAGCTTTGGATTACTTAAAAGCGACTAATGCAAAAGCGGCAAAGCAATTTGAATTTTACGCGTCAAAAGAAACAGAATAATTAATAATAACGTAATATAGCAACCCTCTAATTTTTTAGGGGGGTTTTTATTTATTTATACGCATTAAAAGATGTGTTATCAATCTATGAAATATCAAGCAATTGTAGTATCAGATTTACATTTAGGCACAAAAGACTCTAAAGCAGAACAATTCATAAAATTTTTAGACAGTCATCCAACAAATTTATTAATTCTTAATGGAGATATCATAGACGGTTGGGCTTTAAATAGAGGTTCTAAATGGAAAAAACAGCACACAAAAGTAATATCTAAGTTATTAAAATTATCAAACAAAACGCAGATCGTTTGGATCAGAGGAAATCATGACGAATTTTTACAAGAATTTATTGGCGACCATTTTGGAGGAATTGAAATTAGAGAAGATTATGTATTCAATACAAAAGTTTGGGTGGAAAATGATGTATATAGGAATGAGAGTTATTATGTTTTCCACGGAGATGTTATTGATATTTTTATAACCAAATATAAGTGGCTTTCTAAGATAGGTGCAGTGGGATACGATTTTGCTCTATGGTTAAATAGATGGTACAACAGATACAGAGTTTGGAGAAAATTGCCTTACCAATCAATTTCTCAAAAAATAAAAAATGGAGTAAAGACAGCAACAAACTATGTTAACGATTTTGAAGTCACTGCGCTATCCATGGCAAATAAAAAAGGATGCTACGGAGTAATGTGTGGGCACATCCATCAACCAGAAGATAGAATGATAAATGGTAAGCGATATTTAAACAGCGGGGATTGGGTTGAGAACATGACCGCTATATGTGTAGAAGATACGGGAGAGATATATTTATATTCATGAAACAAATGATATTTTTTATCTGTTTACTATTCACATTAGCAGTAAACGGCCAAGATACGGTTAGAATTCACCACAAAGAATTTACTACAGTTTATTCAAAATCAAAGAAGTATCCAGTGCTTGTAGAGTGGTACGTAACTAAAGCAAAAATAGGATGCCCTACACCATTATCGAGAAAAGATCAATTCGCACCAGATCCTCAAATTAGAGCGGAATCTGATATAGCTAAAGATTATATTGGTTCAGGAACAGATCGTGGCCACATGAGCCCCGCAGCTGATAATTTATGTTCAGGAGCAGA